TCTAAATACCGACGTAGAAGATCTTACAAAATGAACTTTGCCGTATATTCAAAGGATGGGTGCCCTTTCTGCACTCGTGTAATAGAAGTTCTTAAATTAGCAAAATTTAACTTCGTTGAATATAAATTAGATCAGCATTTCAGCCGAAAAGCTTTTCAAGAGGAATTTGGTGAGAATTCAACATTCCCCCAAGTTGTCGTAAATGGAGTGAAACTCGGTGGGTGTCAAGAAACTGTTAAATACCTCAAAGAGCATAATATGGTCTGATGGAAGAAGATCAGTTAACAAACATGGTAGAACAAGTCGTTGACGATGCCATGTTTCAGCATAAACACACTTTTAGGATGAGAGATTATCTCAATAGTAATGACTTTACTAAAAAAGTTGTTACAGAGTTTTTAAAGAGTGGTACGGCTAACAATTTAAAATGTACGATGGATGACCTTGACCTCTTGATAGAGGGAGGTCATTCTGATGTTAGGGAGGCATATCCCAATTGGACTAAACCTGAAGCGAGAAAAATTCGTAATTATCTAAATTCAATCATAGAAGATGCAGAGCAGTACGCAGTCAAAAAGAGCAGAAAAACTCGTTCTAAATAGGGGTATAGAGGTTATGTTGCCGAGAGGCAGGAGGGTTGAGCAACCAAGTTGGTTTGATCGCACCTTTCGCTTGCTAAATCGTTCGGTGCGTGTTAGGATAGACATACGCGAGGACGACAATGGAAACTAATGTAATTCTCTTCTTCTCCGCAGCAGGAATGTTATTCACGCTGGCATTAGGAGGAGTAATTGGATGGATCTACAAAACTACTGTAGATACTCATACACTCAAACGACAGATGAATAATCTTCATCCTGAGTTTTTAGATGGTAATGGTGCATACGTGAATGAAGAACTACTTGCAGTCAAATTCACAGATATTGATGATTACCTTGACGAAGACGCAGTAGAGTGATATAATTAATAACAAATAGTGACTTGATATGGCACCAAGAAAATTACCAAATGATGCACTGGTAACTGAAATACTCCAGAAGGTCTCCTCTGCTAAAACTAAGGCAGAAAAGGTAGAACTTCTTCAAGAGTATAACAACAATGCTTTACGTGCAATCTTAATTATTAATTTTGACGAATCTCTTAAGTTTTTACTACCAGAGGGTGAAGTTCCCTTTACACCTAATGATGCACCTGCAGGGACAGAGCATACTCGTTTAATTCATGAGTATAAGGGTCTATACAGGTTCTTTAAAGGTGGAGATAGTGATATTAAGGGCATGAAGAGAGAACAACTCTTTGTGCAGTTATTAGAGGGTTTACACGCTGATGAAGCAAATATGCTAGTTGCTGCATGTAATAAGGATCTACAAGCAAAGTATAGGATTACTAAGCAAGTGGTATCTGAAGCATTCCCCTCAATCGAATGGGGAAACAGAGGATGATCTGGGAAAGCAATGAGCAGGTGATTGAAAGTGCTGCGAAGTACTCAATCACTATCCTTAACATTGCTTGCGACCCCAAGGCGGGACAGAACAAAAAACTTCCTACATCTGCATGGATAGTTCATTATCTTGACATGAAGAAGGACAGTGACCATTACGAAGATTTTTATGATATTGTAATGGGAAATAGAGTAGACATTTTCGATTGTTACTATGACAAAATCGGATCAAAACGACTTAAATCCATTGGATATACCTCAGGGAACGTCTCCCCAGGACAATTCAATACAAAAGCTTATCTCGCAGCAAGCAAATGAGCTTTTTAAGATAAAAGCGAAAAAACAAGATGATTTTATCTTCAACGAAGATGTTGAGGACATTGAACAATTAGCTGATGAACTCTTTGATGCTCTCTATGACCACACAAATAAATAATGATATAGAACTACTGGATCTCATAAAAGAGAATGAACGCACTGGAGAAACTCCAACGATGCGTTCTTTTCTGCTCTTTTGGAATCAATATCCAATACGTTCAGATCAATTACTAAACGAGTGGAGAGGATTTAAACACCACGCTTATGAAGGACAAAAAAGCCGCAAAGAAAATTATTAAACGTGCAAAATTGCATCCAGGATGGTATACTAAAGAAGAGGTGAAGTATGCCAAATTTATTAAAAAACGTGAGAAATTAAAAGAAAATGAACGTAAAGCTAGTGACAGTGACCCCAGACGCAGAGAAGACGATGGGGTACATAGCAAGAGTGAGCAACCCAAAGAATCAGTCAAATCCTACCGTAGCAGGGTTACTAGGGTATTGCATAAAGCATGGTCATTGGTCCGTATTCGAGCAGGCTCACATGACGCTGGAGATCGAGACAACAAGGGGTCTAGCAGCACAGATACTAAGACATCGTTCTTTCACCTTTCAAGAATTTTCTCAAAGATACGCTGATACTAATCTATTAGCTGATGAGATACCTGTCCCTGATCTTAGGCATCAGGATACTAAAAATAGGCAGAATAGTATAGATGACGTACCACCGAACAAGAAGGAAGATCTTCAGTATAAGATTGCGGAACATTTCGTTGAAGCAATGGATCTCTACAATGAACTCCTCGCTTCGGGTATTGCGAAGGAATGTGCGAGATTTGTTCTCCCGTTAGCGACACCCACCCGTATATACATGACAGGCAGTGTACGGTCGTGGATCCACTATATAGATTTGAGGTCTGGACACGGTACCCAAAAAGAACATATGGATTTAGTTGAACAGGTACGTTCGATCTTTAAACAACAGTTCCCTGTCTGTAGTAATGCCTTAAATTGGGAGTTTAAGTAATGCCAAATTATGCAGTAAAAAACTATAATACAGGTGAAGAGAAAGAATTCTCTATGACCGTTGCTCAGTATGAGCAGTGGAAAGCCGATAATCCTGAATGGGAGAAGAACTGGCAGGTAGGTACCTTTGCCGCTGTCAGTGAGGTAGGTGATTATCAGAACAAGCTTCCTCAAGGCTTCAAGGATCGCTTGAATAATGTGAAGAAGCATCATCCTTACGCTAAATTCGACAAGATCTAGTATGCCTGTTAAAAGCAAGAAGCAGCCCACAATGGTCGGTCTGACCACAAGACAAATGAGACGCAAACCTATCGGAAAAGAACATCTATTAGATATTAAACCCATCACACCCTCTCAGGAGAAAGTGTATGATGCATGGGGAAAATCTAAGAATTTATTTTTATATGGATGTGCAGGTACTGGTAAGTCATTCATTACAATCTATCTTGCTCTTAAGGAGATACTTGACGAAAAGACACCTTATGATAAACTGTATATTGTAAGGTCTTTAGTACCTACTAGAGAGATTGGTTTCTTGCCTGGAGACCATGAGGATAAGGCAAATTTATATCAGATACCATATAAGAATATGGTGAGATATATGTTTGAGATGCCTGATGATGCATCATTTGAGATGCTCTATGGCAATCTTAAGGCACAGGAGTCTATCTCCTTTTGGTCTACTTCATTCATCCGTGGTACTACTATTGATAATGCTATCATTTTAGTCGATGAATCTGAAAATCTTAACTTCCACGAACTTGATTCTATAATTACACGTCTAGGGATCAATAGTAAGATTATATTTGCAGGTGACGCTGCACAAACTGACTTGATTAAGGCAAGCGAGAAAACTGGTATCATGGACTTCAAAAAAATTATTGATGACATGGATGAGTTTGAGAGTATTCAATTTAGTATTGATGACATCGTTAGGTCTGGTCTAGTCAAATCTTATTTGATTAGCAAGATGAACCTTGGACTTTAAACATTTAAATTTACATAACTTTCCAGAGTTAAAAGCAACAACCACCAAGGAGGGTAGGAGGTATCAAGTTGATGATACTTTCTATCCTTCTGTTACTACTGTCATAGGGCATTCTAAAAAGAAGTCCATCATGGAATGGCGTAGGAAGGTTGGTGAGGATGAAGCAAATAGAATTTGCAAACGTGCCACTACTCGTGGTAACAAGTGTCATAAACTCGCTGAGTTGTACTTACTGAATAAAGATATTAGTAAGTATAAGGATGACCCACTATCCATGGGGATGTTTTATCAGATCAAACCCCACCTAGATAGTATTAACAATATACATGCACTAGAAGCTCCTTTAATGAGTAAACTACTCAAGCTTGCTGGACGTGTAGATTGTATTGCCGAGTATAATGGGGAACTTGCTATAATTGACTTCAAGACTTCTACCAAGGAGAAACGTGAAGAATGGATTCATGACTACTTTGCACAAGAGACAGCTTATGCTATAATGTTTCAAGAGTTAACTGGCCTTCAGGTCAAGAAACTAGTAACCATTATTGCATGTGAGACTGGATCTCCGCAAGTATTTGAGATTTATGACAAGTTTAAGTATGCTCGCAAACTTAAAGAGTACATTGATGCCTATAGGGGAGCGTATGGTGAGTGGTAAAATTGATGACATTTTTGAAGAGAATTTTATGACTTCTGCCAAGTTCTCGGTTGAGGTAGAGAAGATTGTGAAAGACTCTAATCTCAACTATATCGAGGCAGTAGTACAGTTTTGCGAAGATAAAAATATAGAATTAGATGGTATTAATAAATTAATATCAAAACCACTCAAGGAAAAGTTGAAGTATGATGCACAGCGTCTCAACTTCATGAAACGTACCTCAAGAGGGTTTTTGAAACTGTGACAGGTTTTGAAGTTTACAAACTATACCTTGCTTTAAAACTTCACTTTACATCCGACAGTTACGACTATTTCCAATATGGGGGTTCTGCTAAAGCATCCCAGAAATCTTTTGATCAACGAAAGGATAAGTTCTTTTTTGTCAAACTATCAAGGAAGTTCAAGAGCTTAGAGCTACGCGAATTTTTTGTAGCCAACATGATCGCTGAGGATAAGGTGTATCCTGCTACATTGGTACGAGAGGGTGCCAAAAACTACGCAGAGTGGATTAAGAGGAAGGAGAGTTTATCCTACCAGTTCAGAGAGGATGTTAGTACACTCCATGAGATGTCTGAAGACTTCGAGGGATTGTTCACTGTCACAAGTGTCCACCCGCCCCTTGTCAAAGCATTTCTAGGTGGTAGAATTAGTATCGAGACCCTCACAATATTCAACAAGATCTTCCATTTTGTCCCTCAGTTTGATAGAATAATCAGTGAGGAGATAGTATGGAAGCCACTACGTAATAAGGTAGTGAAGTACGACCCATTTCTCACTGTAGATCTGGGTAAATATAAGAGTATCATCAAAGCGCAGTACTTATGAGTAAATTTTTTAGTTCAAAGATTGTTCAAGAAGAATTGAACAGGATGCAACAATTGTATCTTGAGATCAATAAGATGGGACTAATGATACCACCTGATCAGAAACGAGAGCAACTAGAAAAAATGCTAGATCTCATTAATCTTCAGCAAACTATGTACATGCGTGTCACACTGTCTGACGATCCTGATGCAAAGCAACTGGTTAGTCAAGTCCGTGAGGCGGCCAAAATGCTAGGTATGCCACCAGCAAAAATAGGTCCACAGTTTTATGATACTCTCAAAGCAAATGTCCAAGGAATGATTGACCAATTACCTAAATAACCGAAATGCATTTATTATTGACCCTGATCTGTATTGGCCTTATTGCTCTAGCACTAGGATACAGCATTGTTAAACATTACGACCCCCATTGATGAGCGATCCAAATAAGCTGAAACCAGGTAGTTACATAGACACTCAAGGAATGGGTGGTCCTATGACTCCAGAAGATCTTGCTAAGTGGAAAGCAGAGGGTCATAAGCAGGTGTATAAACCTGCT